CCTAACCATTTCCAGCTTATAGAAATTATTTTAGGCTCTCCGCTTAGTTGTTTATAGTTTACATATTGTTTGCCAGTCCACCACAAATCAGCAGTAACTCGACTTGTTTCAATATCATAAACCATTATTTTATCGTTCTTGATATTTGTTTGAAGTAAGTTTAAATTGAGCTTTTTAGCTTGCTCCCTAACACTTCTAACTGTGCAACCCCACTCTTTTGATAATATCTCTTGAACTTCTTTTTTAGATAAAGATGATTGATATAAGTCAATCATTCTTTGCTTCTGACCTTTAGTAAGTCTTATCCATTTATTAGCTGACATATTACAAATGTATTAAAAAAAAATAAAAAAGCCCTAACTCTTGTTTTTATTAACCAATTTCAGCTCCCCAGCTGTGTTTTAAGTTATTAATAAAATTTATTTGTTAGGGCTTAGTATTCTAAAAAGGTAATTGTTCTTCCAAATCATCAATACTATTAAGTTCAGCAGGTTTACTATCTCCAGCTTCGTTAATTTTCCAACCATCAATACTATGATACCATTTACCGTTAAACTCACGTGATGAAATGTTAATAGCAACATCAACCTCTTGACCCTCTTTGTATTTTTCTAACATCTTTATTTTCTCATCTCCAAAGAATGATATTGCTACTAATGGATTGAATGGGTTGCCATTATCTATAATGATAGTTTGCTTTTTCCACTCTTTTCCACTTTTACTTTCTCCACTTTCTACTTTTAATTTTTGTTGTAATTTTCCTTTTACATTCATAATTTATTGTTTTTTAATTGTTTGTAAATATAACCTTTCCTTACTATTCATCCACGCATTATGAGATTTAATATAGTCCTCACTTGAAAATTCATCATGAATAAATCTTGGAGAATTACCCTTAAACATTCCTCTACTCTTATAAATTGCCTGTATTGAACTTTTAGAAATATCAAAATTAATAGCTATTTCATCTAAAGTGAAATTTGATATTAAATTTTCTAATTCATTATTTGTTAGCTTATCTAACTTTCTTCTATATTTTATTTTCATAATTATTAATAATTTCTAAAGCCTTTAAATCATTTTCATACATCATTATTAAGCTGTCTTGCTTTTCTTCTAATGTTTCTTTTAAACGCTTATTTTCATATTTCAAAGCTTCATTATCATTTTTTAATTTAGTTATTCCTCCAATTAAGAAAAAGAATAATAAAGCTAACATTGTTTGTGTTATTATTTTGTAGTTCATAATTAAAATAGTTCTTCTTGTTTTGGTATTGCTTTAAATCTTTTTTCAGCTTCTTTCATATTTAATATAGCTTGTTTAAAATAACTATCCTTTAACTCGATACCTATTGCTTTTCTACCCATTGATACAGGGCTAAAAACCTCACTACCAACACCCATAAAAGGAGTTAAAACAACCTCATCAGGATTTGAATACAATTCTACTAACCTATCAATTACATCTAATTGCAATGGGTGTACGTGCTTTTCATCGTCCTCCTCTCTTGAATCTCTAAAAGGTAAAACATTATCTATTCTAATATCATCCCAAACACTCGAAGCGTACCTTTGCCAGATATAATGATTTAATTTTGTAATCTTATCATCTTCGTTTTTAGCGTTTAAATGCTCCCATAATTCATCACTATTAAAATTAGACTTATTGGCATTATTATAAGCTCTCAATATATTAGGTAGTATTGGCGTTTCTCCTGCATAATGATTAATACCGTATGGGTGTGTTACTGGTACTTCGTTTTCTCCTTTCTTTGTGAAAACTAAAACATAATCAGGCATAGCAGTAAAACATCGTGTAGAATCTTCTACTATAAATTTGTGCATTAAACTTTGTACCATTGTACGCATACGAACCTTTAAAGGCTCTTTCCATATTGTTATACGATTACGATATTCAAAGCCATATTTTTGATGTAGCCTAATTATTTCATTAGGAAAATCCCACAACCTACAAGTATTATCAAATACATCTGTACAATGCACAGCAGTTATACGACCTTTTTTTGTTACTCTTGCAACCTCTTTTATTAAATATTCGTATTGCTCTAAAAATTGCTCTTTAGTTTCACAGTTACTAAAATCATTTTCACTACTTGAATAGTTATACAGCCCTGCAAATGGTGGAGAGTACACGCTTAAATCAATACTTTCATCTGCTAAAGTTGGCATTACTAACATGCAATCTGAATTATAAATTGCATATCTATCCGTTATTACTTGGTCTTTTACTTTGTTTTCCATTTTTATAAAAATTTAGGTTTAATTATTTCTTTATTAAATTCTTTTACTTTATTTTCAAAACTACTATTTACATTTTCTGTTAAGTTTCTATGTAGTTCTATTGCTTTTTGTGTCTTTTGCTCTAAGGCTTCTAATACTCTTGTTTGACCGTCTGAAATAACTAAATCAATAGTTACATCTCTTTTTTGTCCAAACCTCCAAAAACGCCTTATAGCTTGGTAGTATTGCTCATAACTCCACGTGGGGAAAAATACAGAATGGTTACAATGTTGCCAATTTAAACCCATTCCAGTCATTTTAGCCTTAGTAATTAATCTTTTTATTTCTCCATTTGCAAAAGCTAATAATATATCTTCTTTCTTTTCTATCGATTGACTACCAATTATCTCAACAGATTCGTTATCATTTTCTTTCAATATCTTGCTTTCATTATTAGTATTACACCAGTAAACAGAATTTTTACCACTTGCTAATTCAATTGCTTTTTCACATCGTTGCTCCTCTGTCATTTTTTGTTCGTGTCTTACCTCTGTCATACTTTTAGCAATAGGTGTAAACATTTGAACCTGACCGTTAACATCAATTAAACTTTGGTTTTTTACAACGTGCTTATTAGTTATTAATTTAGGTAGTTTATATCTATCATCACTAAAGCCTAAATCACTAGGCATCTTAGCCATAATACTCCATTGATTAACCCACGCAAAAAAATCCTTTTCAGCATGAGGCTTTAAATAAAATTTTTCTCCAATATTTCTATTGTTACTATCAACGCTGTTTTGATTATTTTTAAAAAACTTACCTAACATATCCATATATCCCATATAACCTAAAGCCTCCGAGCTTGTACCTAATTCTATAAAATCGTTAGGGCTTGGTGTTGCAGTACTTAAAAACCTATAAGGTAACTTCTTTACAAAACTTGTAACCTCTTGCTTTATCTTACCATCAAAATTTTTTAATATACTACTTTCATCACAAATAACACCTACAAAATCATTGCTATTAAAATGGTGTAATCTCTCATAATTACAAATAACTATTTTTTTAGTGTGTTTACCGTCTTTTGAATATTCAATATCGTCTATCCCTATTTTTTCAGCCTCTAAAATAAATTGAAAAGCAACGGCTAAAGGTGTTAATATTAATACTTTCTTATTAGTATGATTAACTATATTTTTAGCTATTGATAATTGAACTAATGTTTTACCAAGTCCAGTATCTAAAAAAACAGCCATACGACCTTTTTTTACAGCCTTATCGATAACATACTTTTGAAAGTCAAAAGCAATATCAGGAGTGTAATTTGTTTTAAATCCAAAATCTCCTATTGTGTGCCTCTTTTTTTCTAAAAATTCTGTATATTCCATTGTTTCTATTTTTTAAGTTTAAGCTGTTCGGCTTACAAGTTTTCACAACCACCACAGCAAAGGCATAACTTTAGGCTTCTTCCTTAATTATTATTGGCAATATCGCCACCCTTTCAGCCTTTAGGGTTCATAAATACTGTTTATTAGTTTCTATTTGATTATCTATTGCAACTCTATTTGTTAAATACTCTTCACTTGTTGGAATATAGCAGCCATTTTGTGAGGCGTAATTTCTTAACCAATCTATAAAATTAGTTAATTCTTTGCTATCCATCTTTGAAGTTTCTTTCAAATATTGTTTACCGTTTTTCTCATACCTCATAAAGCTACATTCTCTTTTTAAATCTGTTTTAGCTTCATTTAAAGTATATCCAAACTCAATAGCGTATAAAGTTATACAAACGTGTAAATAAGCATTTTGTGTTAAACTTCTTTTTTGCCTTACTTCTTTAAACTCTACTATCTTATCTTTAGTAGCCTCTAATCTTGCTTGTAGTTTATTTTCTTGAAACTTATCTAAACGGTTGTATTTCATTTGTGATTAATATTAAATTCGTAATCTCTTAACTCTTTATCTATTTTAGACTTCTTTTTTAATAACTCTTTGTGATATTTATCATCTTTAAAATTAGAGTTCTTTTGTCTAACTGTTGTAATGACTATTCTTTCTCTATTTTCTAAATCTATACCACTATAAACTTCTTTAGTCATCATACAAGAAAGGTATTCATCTCCCTCTCTTAACTCTTCAAAAAATTCTTTGCTACTTTTCATAATTATTTCTTTTTAAAATCTTCGCTTTCATCTTCTCCGAAAACGCCTAATTCATAAAATCCAGTTAGTTTTAATACAGCTCTTGACATTGCTCTTTTTTCTGCCATCTCCATAACATACCAACTGTTAGTATTACCGTCTTTAAAATCTTTACCTTTTAAAGCACTTCCAAAAGTTTCAATAGATAATTCGTTATGACTGCCATTTGCTTTTACTACACAATAATCCTTCTCACATTTAATAACATCATATTTTATATTAATTTTAGCCTTCGCTTGTATTTTATCAATTCCACTTCTTGTTATTATGATGTAGTGTTGATGCTTAAACACATCGTCTTTTGTTAGATTATACTTTTTGTAAAGCTCTGTTAATTTTTCTTTATTCATTTTATCTGTTTTTTAATTAATTCTTTGTTAGTTTGTTTTAATTTTACATTTTCAGAAAGCAACTCCATATACAAATCCCCATTATTTATTATTATCTCTGCTAAATTGGTTATAACTGTGCTTTCATCCAAACTATATTCTTTTAATTTGCTTTGCCATTTATTTTTAAAAGAAGTTGTTACTTTAGCTATTATAGTCTTATTCTTAACTTCTCTTGCTTCTTTTACTTTAGCTAAATGCTCTAAATTTAAGCCTTTACCTATTTGCTCTGGTAATTGATTACCGTTTGCATCTCTTTTTTTGTATTCATTTTTTTTCATAATCTTAATATTGTATTTCTAAATCTTTTTTTAAACACTCTTGTATTTCGTTAAACTCCCTTAAACTTACCTTAAATTCATCTCCATCGTTGTAAAAAATTTCTTTTAATTCAAAATCCACATCTACAACTTCTGCAACTTCTCTACATTCTGAATCGCCGTAATGGTCTGTTGAGCCATCAAATACAAAAGTATCTACAACCAACCCAAAAGAAACATTTGCGTTAATCTCATATCCATTGTAATTAAATAAAATTGGGAAACAATAGTCTTCAATATAACTATCTCCAGTTTCTATACTTGGAAGTTTCAGTTCTTGATTCCATCTAATGTTTGTTAGTTTTTTCATATCGTTTTAAAATTTTAAGATAAACTACGAGGCTTTAAATATTTCTAATATTAATACCTTCTTTAACTACATAAATGTGTCCGTTATTTTCTCGAATATAACCCCCTGCTATATCAATAGTAGAGCAATATCCATTGTTTGTTTTTTTAAAAATGTTTAATAGCATTTTTCTAATTCTCTTTGAGTGTTGACCTTTTGCTTTCATAATTTATAATTTTTAAGCGTTTATTAATCCGTTATTTTTAGCGAAGTAAGCAACTACCCACGCTTGCTTTTCCGAAATTGACTTATGACTTAAAATAACTCTTTCAACTATTTCAGATGCGAAATGCCCAACTTCATCAGCTTTCTGCATAATCTCTGACCATATTGGGATATTTTTAAAAGTTTGATGGTAACCTTGACCTAAGTCGAAAATTATTTCTTTTACATCTTTTAGAGATAGTTCTGATTTTTTTTCTTGATTTTCCATTTTGTTTGTTTTTAAAAGTTTATAGAGCAAATGTAATACAAAAAGTAATACGATGCTAAAAAAAAGATAACTTTTTTTATTAAAAATGCTTAACTTGTTGATAATGAGGTAGTTTAATTTTATTTATAATTATATTTTTGTAGTTAAAAATTTTATTGTATATTTGCTAACTGTTTGTTTATGTGTAGTGCCATTAAACTAAGCTAATAACAAGTAAAAATATATGAGCAACAAAAAAGAATTATTTGACAAAAATGGAAAGGCATTAAGCATAGCTGATGTTATGGCTATGTTGCCTCCTGTTACTTTCTTAGAAAAAATAAACAGAGTTGAAGTAATTGACCAAAAAGGTAGAAGCTATGTTAATTGGAAACCAACTAATAAAATAGAAATTAGCTTACAAGATGATTGCCAAACATTAAAAGTGTTTATAACCAATTAGCTATAACGGTAAAGTATAAAAAATCGTTTTAATGTTTTTTATACGGTGTTACCCACACGTATTTTTAAAAAGGGCAATTAGTGAGGAACGAACTAAAACAAAACAATGAATTACACAATAGGAATAATAGATAAGAAGATAGCAAAAGAATTAATTATAAAAAACCATTATAGCCACAAATGGACATCTTGCAGATATGCAATAGGATTGTTTGATGATACACAAAGCAGTAATGAATTATTTAATAGAGGTAGATTGATAGGAGTTGCAGTATATGGATTTCCAGTAGGTAGACAAGTAGTTAAAAGTATTACACCTAATTTAGAAAATAAAGATGTATTAGAATTAACGAGATTGTGGCTTATTGATGAAGCACCAAAGAATAGTGAAAGCTATTTTTTAAGCAAGACTTTTAAGTGGTTAAAAGATAATACTGATGTAAAAGTTTTAATTAGTTATTCTGACCCTATGCAAGACCACACAGGAGTTATTTACCAAGCTACTAACTGGCTGTACCAAGGAAACAACACAATGCTTGTAAAGGCTTATTTACATAGAATTAACGGAGAGTTAATGCACCCAAGAAGCGTAGTTGCTAAATATGGAACAATAAAATCAAATGAATTAAAAAATATAGATGCAGACTATGAAAAAGTTGAGATGAAGAAAAAGCATAGATACTTGTATATTTTAAGAAAGTCAGACAGAAAAAAGATAATTAATGAACTAAAACATCCTTTATTAGAATACCCTAAAAACAATAATAACTGTGATTGGTAGCACGTATGAGTGGTTGCCCTTTTTAAAAATATTGTGGGTAACATACAGGTATATGGTTAGTGCCGTGTAAATAGTACAGACCTTTGAATTAAAAACAGAATTAATAATTAAAATATTTTTTTTAGAGCGATGGCAAAAGATTTATTTGGAAATGAAATAATACAAGATGAATTATTAAGAGATAAATTCATTGAACCGCCTTTTTCTATATTAGATAGTAAGCAAGGTGGTTGGCGTAATAGAGTTAATAAATGGAAAAGATTAGGATTTAAAAGCGAGTTAGGTAGATTAGACGCTAAAACAAAAAATGGGAATTACAATAGGCTTATAAAAAATGCTGGACATAAAGGACATACACACACGAATACATCAATATTTGACCCTGCTCTTGCTGAAGTTGTTTATCATTGGTTTTGCCCTGAAAACGGAACTATTTTAGACCCTTTTGCTGGTGGTTCTGTTCGTGGAATTGTAGCTAATTATTTAGGCTTTAAATATACAGGGATAGATATAAGACAAGAGCAAATTGATAGCAATAGAGAACAAGGTTTAGACATTTTAGACGTTAACAACCAACCTAATTGGTATGTAGGCGATAGTAATGAGGTCTTGAATAACTTTAATAAAGAGTTCGATTTTGTTTTTAGTTGCCCACCTTATGCTGATTTAGAAGTTTATAGCGATTTAGAGAATGATATTTCAAATATGCCTTACGATAAATTTATGAAAGCGTATGAAGAAATAATAGCAAAAAGTTGTAAGTTATTAAAATCTGGCGGTTATGCTTGTTTTGTAGTTGGCGAAGTAAGAGATAAAAAAGGAAATTATATTGGTTTTGTTCCTGATACAATAAAGGCATTTGAAAAATATGGAATGAAATATTATAACGAATGTATCTACTTAAACGGACTTGCTGGTGCTTGTTTAACTGCTGGTAGAGTAATGGGAATAAGTAAAAAAGTAAAAAAGGTACATCAAAACGTTTTGATATTCAAAAAACCGTAAAGATTGGAACGTATGAGTGTTTGCCATTTTTTAAATAATTACAGGTAACGCTCAGTGTAAAAAACGTTATTATGGGACAAAAAAAGAAGTCTTTTAAAGACCAAAAAAAGATTGATAAAGAAACTAAAGAAATGATTAACAATGTTTGTTTACACAATGTTAGCAATAGTTTTATTTGTAACGCTCAAACTTACTATGATGAGGATGAAAACGAAACATATTGCAAAGAGTGTGGAAGATGTGTTTAATTATTGCTAACAACCGTATATATAACATTATAAATTTATAACTATGGAAAAAACTAAAAATCAACTACTTATAGAAGTAGATAAAGAGAATGATAAAGAAAAGTTAGTTCAAATTTTAGAACTAACAGCTCATAAATTAGAAGTTAACACTATTTCTCAATTGGCTCGAATTTATGATATTAGCCCAAACGGTGTTAAATCATCAAAAAGGTTTAGAAAGTTATTTATAGGTAAGCAGTTAATGGCTATACCTAATTTAAGAGATAATAATAAAATGCCTTTTTAGTTTAGCAACTTTTTATAAACAATATAAATAGTTAAAATAACAATTAATAACCACCAATAGGGCTTCATCCAGTTAGCAAACTTCTCAAAAGGTGTTAGCTCTATTGGTTTAACTACATTATAAGGAACTTTAATAGTTCTTGTTACAATTATAGTATCAGCATCACACCCCCCCTCTACTAACAAGGTATCTATTAAATTTACTATTTTAACTCTGAATTTGTCTTTTATTATCTCAATAGTATCATGTTTAGTGCTTACTAATGTATCAACTCTAACCTCATTTGTTACTATTGTTGTATCTAAATTAGCTATTAGAGTGTCTTTTTTTAATAGCTCTGGACATTTCTTGGTAACTCTTTCTAATTTACGATTGCATTTATTCTTTATTCTTAAATCTTTTGAAATAAAAGGATTGCAACCAACCATTAAAATAGCTAATATTATTAAACTACATTTCACTATATTCTTTTTTAGCGTCAAAACTTGGGCAGGCTTTTGAAACTTTGGGGAAATCTCTATGCCCTTGAACTATTGCCTCTGGATATATTTCTTTTAATGATTTAACGAGTTTTAAGAGCGTTTCTTTTTGTTCTGTTGTTCTGCTATCAAATGGTTTTCCTTTTTCGTCTATGCCGCCTATATAGCTTATATGTATTGAATTATGATTGTAACCCCTAACACCGTTTGCAATCTTATTTAAAGGCGTTAATTCAATAGCATCTCCATTAGGCTTAACAATTATATGATAACCGTAAGACTTCCAGCCTAATTTATTTCTCCAATAATTCTTAATTGATTTTATTGTAGTATTTTTACTGGTTGCAGTACAATGAATTACTATGTATTTAATTGCTCTCATTTATTAAAATACTTATCTAATAATTTAGTTATGTAAGTCCTTACATTTGAGCCTTTAAACACAAATAAAGTCAACCCAGCAACCCCTAAAAAAGTTCCTTGTGTAAAATCTATTTTATCTAAATAAAAAAAAACTATTGAAGCTATTATAAATAACACTCCTATTATATCTAAAATTATTTCTTTCATTCTTTTACTAATTTTGCTATTTGTCTATCTTTTTCTTTAATTATACCCTCTAATCTAATACAGTTCTCCTCCCATTTTGATAAATTTAATCTTTGTTCGTCTATTAATAATGTTTTTTTTTCGTCTTGCTGTATTAAAATAGTTACTTTTTTTTCTAATTCCGATATTTTTTCTTTTAAATCGTCAATATGCTTTTGATAAAATTCTTGATATTTTAAAGCAACTTCAATATCCTCTTTTCGTTTGCCTAAAATCCAACCTACTAACCCTGTAACTAAAGAACTGCCTAATATTGTTGATATTATCTCTGTATTAGTCATAACTCATTAACCTTTATATAACTACACTCTATTTCCTTCCAATGAAAAGGTAAATTCTTTTTAATCATTATAAATAAATTCTATATTAACAATATTTTCATTTGAAATGTATTTTTCAATAACTGAATCAATTTTTATGTAAATACCTCCTTCATAATTAATAAATTTGCAATAAGACTTTGTTAACCCATTAGCAACAGGGAAACCCTCTCCACTATTTACATTTTTAATAAAGGCGTTTGCCTCTTTGTTTGTGTTAAATCTAATACATTCCATTAGTAAACATTATAATAGTTATTTTGATTTTCTCTTATTCCTGTTTTATCGCTTGATTTATCAGAACCAAAAATTATTATTTCCTGTATTTTTCCATCGTAAAGCTGTCCACCATCCGCACCGCTGCCAATAGAATAACCTGCTTGCCCACTTGTACCTATTGAACCATCCCAAGCTGCTAAACTACTGGTTTCATTAGAAGCGTTAAAATCTATTTCAACATTTCCGTTTATTTTTACGCAAGTTGAATAAACAAAATGCGTTGAGGCTGCTAATATAGACTGGTTTGCTGTTATATAGCCTGTACCATCATTATACGAACTGCTTGTGTTGTTAAAGTAGTCAATAAAATAACCTTGCACCCCGATTTTATCGTCTGAACAAAGCCTTTTACCTGCTGCAATACTATCTGAACTACCTACCCTAAATAAACTAATACTATCGACATAATTTAACGAATTACCTAAACCTGCTGTTAAATAACTATGTGAGCCATCATAATCTGATGCAACAAACCCACCAACTGTGATTAAAGTTCCACTTGATACGATTTGAGGCTGCTCACTTGCTGTTGAATTTGTTACGTCATAACCCAATCCAGTTTGCTCATACCAAGTAACAATGTATCCATTTCCTAAGCCACAAAATGTAAGCATTGAAGCAGTATCTAAATAACCATTTAAAAATCCTATGTCTTGCTCTAAATTATCAATAGACCTCCTTACTCTTATACAACTTCCTGTATAGCTTGATTTTAATAATCTGAATGAGTGAGCAGATATAGCACCTGAATATAAGTCTAAAAGAAATGTTGTTTCGGCATCTATTTCTTTTATCGAGTAAGGTGATATTGCTGTTTTATAAATCATTAATATATAATTATTCCACTTGTTTGAGTTTGATTTTTACAGTATAAAGGATAAGCAGTAGAATCATCCTTTCTAACATCTTTTATATAAAAATCTATTTCTTTCATATACCTTTCAGCCTTAGAATTATAATCATTTCTAATCAACCCAAAAGTTAAATCACTTGCTGGCTCACTTGTTGAGCTTATATTAACCATTACACCGCCTTTACTAACTTGACCTCTAATAGATGGTAAAGCCTCATAAACAACATAATAAGCTAAAGCTCTTTTTATATAAACCATTATGTTAGTATTTGCTACTGTTAATGTGCTTGCAGCAATTTGAGTTAATAACTCTTCGTAAAAATCATTACCTATAAATGGTCTAATATAATGCCTTTGAGCATCTAAAATACGACCATCCAAGTATGCTGTGTCTAAATTACTGTTGACTATTGCTTCCGTTTTCACTTCCGCCGCCGTCATCATTTCCTGTGTTAGGCTCATTTTTATCTTTTAAATAAATTCCTTCTTTTGTTTCGTCTGCTTCAAATCCTAAAATTTTTCTTTGCTCATTAAAAGTCAATACTAATTTAGGGTCTATATTATCCTCTATTCCTACTGGAGCTACATTTATTATGTCTAAATCATAATCAAAACCAGCTATTCTTATTAAGTTTTCATAAGCTCCTAATAATGGTTTTTGGTAGAAAGGTATAATAACACTTTTTAAAGCAATGTTGTATTCATTTCTTATTTGTTGATTGCTACCTAAAGCTCCAGCAGTTGAAATACCTGCCAAACTTGGAAACCATCTATGAGCTGATATAATATTCTTAGTTGCTAATTCTTGAAGCTCTGTAAATTGACCGTCCCTTGTAGTGTTAAATTCAGTTACTTGAGCTGCCTGTTCTAAGCTCTCAACCATTTGAATAAACATTTTACTATTGTTACCTTCCCCCGTAAAACCGTCCCTTATAGCTTCTACATATTCTTGGGGCGTCATTCCCTCTGGAGGGTTGCTACCAATAATACTCATTGCTATACTTGGAAAAAACCCATTCTTAAATAAGTCTAAATTAAATTGAGGGATTTTGTATTCAATGTCAGCCCATAATAAAGCATTTACCCCCTCTGGCAACCCATAATAATCATATTCTGGAGTTGTGTTTTTAATGTGGTAAATAAATCTTTTTTGCCTTGTATTAATATCCCCATTCCAAAGCTCAACTTCTTCAACTGGATAATCTGTTTTATTGTAGTATGGATTATTTTCAATATCTCTCCAATAAGCACTTATGAAAGCTGTATCATCATTTACTCTTACCTTTGAAGCATCTTGATAAAATAAACTTGTGTAAGTATCTGACTTTACAACCTCTATATAGTGGTTACCTGAATAAGCATAGTCATAAGCTCCTAAACCAAATAAGGTATGTAGTGTGTCGTTGTGTCTATTTACACTTCTAATGTAGTTTTTAAACTTAGTGTCTAAATCTTTTTTTGCTATTGGCTCATCATCTTTGAAAAATAAAAAGCCTTGCCCCCCTGTATAAGTGGCTTTAGATTGTAATATAGCTCCATGAGTAGGACTTCTTTTTGCCCTTAAAGCTAAATCATTAATATATGTGTTTTTTGAATCCTTAAAAAAAGGATACCATTTAGTTGTTTGTTCGTTTTTTGTTTGCTTTTCCTCTGTCGGTTTTGCGTCTTGTGTTGTTATTGCTAATATCTTCTTTTGCGGTACTTTCCGATGTCTTGGTTTCCTCGCTTGTTCTTTTTGCTTCTCCATAGTATATATGCTCGCAATTATCTTTAAATAGTTGTTTAAGTACTGATTGTTTTAAGTTGTCATTTAAAGGAAAACACCCCTTAGAATAACAATACAACTTTCCTACACTTGCCTTTTTTATTTTATACATATTTTTTATGTTATAAAGAGAGTGGAATTAACCACCCTCTAATATTATGAACCAAAGTTAACAATAGTGTTAGAGCCACCGTCATAAGCAACGATAGTACCAACATACTCTCTTATTAATTCTTTTGATTCGCCTTCCATTGTTAATGTATAAGCATTCTGACCCTGTAAACCAGTTTCTAAAGTTTGAGCAACTAAACACATTAAAGCTGCATCCTTTTTTAAAACTTCATCATAACCTACTACAAAAGCTTGGTTGTAAGTTCCTGTGCTATTATAAGTTTCTACTATTGCAATAACTTTACAGCTATCAACTAATTGTTGTAAAGCAAAAGCCTTAGTCTTATCTAACTTAGGGATTGTAGCCTCAACCGTGTTAGCATTCATTGTGCTTCCATTTTCGTTTGTTGGCTCACTAATTATTGACCCAGCTTTATCATCTATCTGAACCTCAAACCAAACATCAGAAGTAGCATCCATAGTTACGGACGTGTAATCATTAACTGAACCAGCCGTAAAAGTGTCAATGTTCTCTCTATTTGACACAAATATTCTCTTTATACCTCCATTACGGTTATTACTGTTACAGTCTACCAATACATCATTTTGTAATTCTGCCATTATATTTATTTTATTAAGTTAAGGGGACGAATTAACGCCCCCTATATTATGTTAGTAAAGCAATGAAGCTAACTCTGGATGTAAGATTTGAGCACCTTGTTTATATCTAATTCTTGTATAAACTTTCTCATCTTTCTTCTCATACCACATCTCAATTTGAGATTTAGGGTCGCTTACATTTGTAGCTAAGATTAAGTTTTTTGGAGTAGTCCAAACAGTTGTATTAGCTCCGAATGTTGCTGCGTGAGGGTTATCCGTATCAGCTAATTGAGTATCCCACCCCTTAACAACAATAACTTCATAACCTCTGAACATTATCTTAGTTTCATCTCCATCTCCATCAATCAATCTAAGTAAACCAGCAGAGCTTTGAGTGTCTTCATAAGTCTCTAAAAGGTTGTCATACATTGTTTGAGTAGTGTAGATTTTTTGGTCTGACTTTGGCAGCTCTCTTAAAGTTTTTGTACGATTAGCATACATACTTTTTAAGATTTTTAAAGCTCCATCAGTTTGTAAAACACCTAAACTTTCAGCTCCACTTATAGATGATGTAGCTGCATATTGTCCCATTGTTGCAGAGTTGTCATAGAAGTTCTGCATCCAACCATCAAATGGGTCGTAATCAGCACTTAAAGCACCACTTTTAGCCCACCATTGTAAACGTGGAATATCAGAAGCTAAAGCATCCATAATCTTAGCTCTAATTGTTGTTTCAAGCCAAGTCCCTTGAATATCTCCTTTTTGAACACCTTGCTTTAAAGATTCTTCAAAAACTTCTCCTTCAAAAGCTGACCAACATTGCTCTAAGTCTGCCCCGATTCTTTCTGTTTGGATTTGTCTGTCTGTTAACTCAAAATCCCCTGTTGATGAAAATCCACATCCTTCCTTACCTTTTAATATTTTTGATAAATTTCCAGTAATATAAATGTTTTCCTTATCCACTACATTTGGCATTACTCGGTAAATTGAAAAAATATCTTGACCACCTTCTTGTGGTTTTAAAAATAAATCAGTAACGAATTTACCGTTATATGTTACTGAAAAACTTGTAGTTGCTGCATTTGCCATTTTCTTATGCGTTTAATTTATTAGCCAAAAAGTTAAATAAAGGCTTACCTTCTTCTTTAGCTTGTAGTTCTACATTTGGAGATTTTTCTTCTCCTTTAACTTCTGTTTTAGATGCTTTTAATTTGTCTAATTCAGCTTTTAATTCAGCAGCCTCATTTGCTTTCGCTTCAAGTTCTGCAATTTTAGCATCTTTTGCAGATATAGTACTATCAAACTCTGCTTTCAATGAATTAGCCATTTCAGAAACATCATCTTTTGAGATTGCTTCCTCTTTGTTCTCAACAACTTCTTCAACAACAACTTCTTCTTTAGGCTTAATTGCGTTAAGAATGTCATCTTTCAAAGTAGCTAAGAAACCTTTTGTTTCTTCGTTCATTTCTGATTGATTTTTATTATTATTTAATTTATTTACTTTTTCTAATAATGCTGCTTTCATTTCAGCATTTACACTATTCATTAACAACGCTTCACTTCTGTTAAATAATTTTTCAGGTTCTACTATTTCATCAACTAACTTATTCTCTTTAGCCTCTTTTGCTGTCATCCAATCCCCTTTATTCATTAAAGCTTTAATTGTGTTTTTATTCAGTCCTGTTTTTTTCTTGTAAACATTAATTATATTAGCATTTACTTTATCCATATCGTCGGCATACTTTCTTAAATCATCTGCTTCTCCTGTAACCCCTCCCCAAACATTGTGGATTAAAAACATAACATTATCAGCAATTCTAATCTCATCAGCAGCCATAGCTATTAAGGTCGCTGAACTTGCTGAATCTCCATAGATATTAGCTACAACTCTACCTTTATGAGATTTTAAGGAGTTATATATTGCAAAGGCGTCAGTAACAACACCGCCATAAGAGGCAATGTTTAACTTAATATCTCCGTCAACATCTTTTAATTGATTTGTAAAGTCTTGATGACTTATCCCCCAAAAGCCGATTTCATCGTTAATACTTAACTCTGTGTAATCTTCTTTTTTATTAAATATCATATTCATAAAATATTATATTACAAAATTATTAATATACAAAACTATATTTTGTACATAAATAGTACATTAAAATTATAGTTCGTAATCTTTTCTATTTGCTACTATTCTCCTAATAGAATCATGATGAGCTTTATATGTTATTCCTAACTCTACATATATAGCTGTGTTTGTCATTCCTTTTTTATACATAGTGTCAAAATCTTTTATTATGCAAGAGTTTTTTAACCAAGTCGCATTAAAGCCTAATTGAATTATTTTAACAAATGAACTAACCATTTTTTTATCGGCATCTATGCCATATTTATTTAACAGCTCCTTTACTATTATTTGCTCCATTCATTAACTATATTAGTCCAAAAGTTTTTTATATTTCTTCTGCAATCACCACACTTAAAGAAGCTATCTATATGAAATAACTCATAGCCTTTAAGCTCATTGTAAGTGTCTATTAAAAGAGCTACTTTCTTTCTGTTGGGATTTATTTTTTTAATCTCATTTAAGGCGTCAATGTATGGTTGCTTATCTTTTATTTGTAATGCTTTATCTCTTACCATTTATTTTTAGGGCATTTACTATCTTTAAAGATTGATTTTAATAATATAGAACACTTACAAACTTTACATTGTGGTATTCTTTTAAATAAAGTGATACCGAATAATTTGAAGTTTCCTCTTTTGTAGGGACAAACTTGGCAGATACTTCTACGTTTTTCTTTTGTTTTTTCATCTATCATCATAATTAAAAAGTTGCTTCTGACTGTGTATTAAAAACCTCCGTAGCTACATCACTTGTGTTTGAGGCTACATTTATAACTTGTTTATTATTTATACCTTCTATAATAGTACTTGAAAACTCTTCTAAGTTTAATTGTCTTTGCAAAAATCCCTGTTGTGCAGATGATACACTCAAATTATTAGGTATCCCCCCATTTTGAAACTTCTTTATTTTACCACCTTTAGCAAAAGAAACACCACCTCCAGCTTCATTAATAGCACTCAGTAAAGGTCTAAACATTTGAGTACTCTTTTTATTTATTATAGCCTCTCCTCCTTCTGCTTCAAAACCTAATTGACCATCTACTGAAAATGGAACTCCGCCCATAGCATGAGAAGCTCCAGTAATCATACCGTTAGCAGCCTTAACTGATGTTATTTTTTTGACATTTGCTAAACCACTTGCTAAAGCTATCGATGCTGCAACAGCACCTCTAATTGGAGATGATGGAGTTGGGGCTGGCAAAAATTGACTGGCATAAGCTTGCTGTGCTGATAGATATGTTGATATTAATGTTGATGTTATTGCCAATGCTTTTTGTTCTGTGCTACCTTCTTCTGCTAATTGCGAAGCCAAGTTTGCTGCTTTTGCAGCTAAATCTATACTTTGATTTTTTGCGTTTCTTTTTAATGCTTCAATTTCCTTTTGGTCTTCAGCAGCTTTTCTATCAGCGGCAGTAACTTTCTCGTTTCTCTCAATATCTTCATCGGCTTCTCTATCTTTTATTTCTTTTCTTATTGATGCTGGTATTTCAGCCTTTGCAGTTTCCTCTTCAACCAATTTATTTATTTCGTCCTCAAAACTACCCTCCTCTCCACTTGCTTCTATGTCTGCTTGCTCTCTGTCTTCAATTTCTTTTAATGCTTTTGCTTGAGCATCTTGTTTTGCTTTAGCTCTTGCTTTTGCTTTTTTGTTTATTGCTTCTTTTTCTTTGTCTGAAAGCTCTGAACCAGCAACTTCATCAGCTAAAGCTTGGTTTTCATCAGAAACTCTCTTTTCTGCTAATTTCTTTAATTCATCTGCTTGTTGCCTCTTAACTATTATTCTTCTTGCTTCTTTTTCAAGTTCTTTATCCTTAAAAGCATTCAATTTAACAAGTTCAGTTAGTTCTTTTGTTGTTATTCCATTTAAAGCCTTTTTATTTTCAGCTGCTAACTTTAAAAACCCAGCATTTTTTGCTAATAACTCATTATACCTTGCTTGTTTATCTGTTAATATACCTTGCGATACTGCAAAATCAGCAGCAAAACCAAAAAAATCACCTTCATTTAGCTTTGTTAATTGCCCTAACATACCAGTAAACTCTTGAGTTATACTTCTCGCTGCTTTGCTTATTACTCCATCCCCATCTTCAATACTTAATATAAACCCCTCCCAAGCACTTTCTGCTTTGGTAATATCCCCACTAAGATTATTAAGCATTGTGTCAGCCATACCTTTAGCCGTGATTGTACCTTTTTCCATTGCTATATCTAAGTCAGTAACAGTCCCCTCCATATCAGCTAAAATAATACCAGCAGTAGCAGAACGCTTACCAAACAAATCCATAGCCGTCTTATTCTTATCCGTAGATTCGTTTATTTGCTGCATAGCCTCTTCAAAAGTCAATCCTTGTTTTGATAGTTCTAAAAATATATTTCTTAATGATGTACCAGCAGTTGAAGCATCTATACCTCTGTCTGATAATTTACCTAACAAAACTGTTGTTTCTTCTATTGTTTTTCCAGCCGCATTTGCAGTAGCACCAACAATAGGTAACGCTGTACTAAGTTTATTAAAGTCTAACGCAGATTTAGACGCAGCAGTAGCTAAAACATCATTAACTCTTGTGGCTTGGTTTGCATCTAACCCAAACTGCTTTAATAAAGCTCCTGTTAATGCAGCTTGTTCTCCTAATTCACTACCTAATGCAGCAGCTCCACTTAGAGTAGCCCCTGTCATATCTAAAATATCATCTGTTGGGAAACCTAATTTTGCGAACTCTGTTTGAAGCTCTGTAACTTGTGAAGCTGTAAATGCAGTAGTAGAACCTAATTCTTTAGCTTGGTTTTTCATCATTTCCATTTGTTGCGCTGTTGCTCCTGAAACCGCTGCTAATTGGCTATTTGCCTTTTCAAAATCTCTAAATATCTGTATAGCATTACCAACTAATGCAGTAACCCCTGCAATAGCAGCAGTAACCCCTATCATTGAAGTAGCCCATTGACCTATACCCTTGCGAATGCCTGCTACAAAACCACTATTCTTTTTTAAAGCATCATTTTGCTTTAATATACCATTCTTTAAGTCATTTATTTTGTTTCTTGTTGCTTGGGCTTGAGTTCCTAACTCTCCTAATTCTTTTGCTTCTCTATCTGTTAAGGTAGTGCCTTCTCTTACTAATTTATTAAGTTCCCTCCTTCTTTGTCCTAATTTAACTAAGTTCTGTTCTAATTGGCTAAGCCTACCAGAATCTTGGACATCTATTTTTATTCCTACTACTTTATCTGCCATTACTAAACTATAATAAATTTATTGTTATTACTTTTTTTAATTGCCCTAACATCATATTGAGTTGATATTGTAACTCCAGCTGTGTCTTCGTCTATTGGGTATTTACTACCCATACCATCACTATCTCCTTCTATTTTTAAATTATTTGCTGATGTCATCTTTTTAATATTCCAAGTTTTACCTATATAAACATCCATTGGGAGTGTTATAGTAACATTTCCTCCAGAAGTATCTACTAAATATGTATCAACAATCTCATCGGCTGTTATGTCTGATGAAATATCTACTATTAGCCCTCCTGACAAACCAGTATTATCTATTATTTGAACACCGTTAAAAAATGTATTGCCATTTTCATCTACTCTTATTAGTGTTTTAGTGTCATTATCTCCACTTCCAGTTCCTAATTGAAATAAATCAGAGGAAACATCAGCATTAAAACGACCCATAACAACCTGATTTGAGCCTGTAACTCTTAAATTATTACCAAATACTATATTACTATCATCTGCTACTTGGTTATTATTGCCAGTATTTACGCTTCTTTGAGTGTTTGAAGAAGAGTTAATAACATCTACTTGAGAGCCCACTTGAAAATAGTTGTTACTTAATGTGTCGTTACCAGTTTCTGTTTGTATCCCTGATTTTGAATTTTTTGTTAATGCTTCAAAGTTTTTAGCTTGTATTATCTCAAATTGAGTTGTTATACTTCTTGATGTTGGCTTAAAGTTTATTACTTTTTCTACTCTCCAATACCCCTCTAACTCTGGGTATCTATTATCTATATAAATAACTTTTCTAAAGTCAAAACTTTGGTAATCAACTAAATCAAATTTAAAATACACTTTTGCTCTCTTACCTTCAACTATTTCATTAGCTGTAACAGAAAATAAAGATTTCCAAAGTCCATCGCCACCATCAACATCCTTAAAGCTTAATACACCATCTACACTTGCTAATGTAATTCCATCTTGAACTACTGGAAACGGTAAAGCATAAGGTATTGTTGTTCTTTTTGATGATTCAGAAGCAAATTGAAAGTCACAAGTTTGACCGTCTATTGTTTGCTGTGAATTATAATTAAAGTACAATAGTCTTGGGCTAAAATTAGTTGAAGCTGGGGGTAATGTTTCATCATTCCACATTCTTGCCGTATAAAATGGGAAGTTAGACCCTGAGTAAGTGTCTAATACTGTATAAGTAGCTCCTATAACCTTTGTTTCCAATTTAGAAACGCCCTCTTTAAATTTATCTGAATAAGCGTGAGCATAACTCATCCATTCATCATCTAACTCATCATTTCTTGCTTTTAAATAATCATCCTTGTCATCTTCCTTATATTTAAAGGTATGATTTCTTTTATAATAAGATGAATTGTAAGTTATCTCAAATTGTTTTGATGGGTCTAATCTATCAGTATGGTTTTCTGCTGTTGTCAGTTCATTGTAAAAGTCGTTTCTTGTTTCTGCATATACTGTTTTAGTTTTCCTGTCAACTCTAAAAACTATATTATGAACCTTTCCAATATCTCTAACAATGTCTAATAAACTAATTTTATCATCTGATACATCTTTCCAATTAAAAGTATCTCCTTCTTGAAAAAAGTTGTAAGGCTTAAATGTTATTGGTAAATTTTGATGTGATAAACTAAAGTAATAAGTTGTAGGTGTTACTGCGTTTTTTTTTACTACAAACATATATGTTAATTCTAAAACATCTCCAGCCTGCAAAGCAAACCAAGCTGTATTAAAGTTAGCTGTTGTTCTTACCTGCGTTCTTGTGCTACTTAATACTGTTGTAGTTGTTGTTGTGTTATTAGTGTAAGCAAATAAATAAATATTTTGCGAGCCTCTTGTAACTTTTACTCTATGGTCTATATAGTAACTATCCCAAGTGTCATTTGGATTGTATGTTATTGTATAGTCTAATAAACCTCCTACCGTATATTTATTATCATAAGGCACAACATACTGGTTAGAAGCAAAATTACCTGCAGCATCTTTTAAAGGGCTTGGAGTGTCATCGTAATCAGCTACCTTTATTTGTGAAGAAAAATCTACCCTACCACCTGTAAATGATGTACCTTGATAGTTTAGTAATTTATGTTCAAAAAATATTTGGTCTAAAGTTAGTGCCGTACCGTCTATTGTAAAAGTGTTGTCAAAATTAGTTACCGAACTATCCATTTTAACAACAGCTGTATTAGTTTCTACTCTGTCAAAATCTCTAAAGTTATTACCAAAAAAGGGAATTATTAAATTAGCTTTATCAGAAGCCTCAAAAAATGAGCTTGAAAAGTTATAGCCTATTGACTTAAAAGCTCCATTCAAATAATCAACAGCAAAATAATCAGGGAATAAATCAATAACATTAACAGCTCCAGTCTGAACTTTTGCACCTCTATTTATTAAAGCATATACTGGCAAATTAGAGCCTGCCGTATTACTCCAACTGCTTATAATTTCTGATTGCCCGTAAGTAAAGGTATTATCTAAGTGGGGTATATCTTGGGTAGTTTTAGACTTTAATTTTAAAGCCCAATCCATATTATCCCCAAAGAAAGTAAAGCTGTAATCATTAGCACTTCTACCTTCTCTTTTTATTCTTGTTATCTTTAATCTCCCAGCATCAGAAAAAGTATCGTTAATTATTACTCTACAATCTTTCTCAGCATCAAAGTCTTTATAGTTTTTATGTTGACTTAAGTATAAATGCTCTAATAAATCATCATTTTCCTTAGTGCTTGGAACTTTAAAAGGTAATGAAAAACTACCTCCATTTATGTTAATATCGGTTAAATCAAATATAGAATTAGATAATGATAAAGGAAAGTTCTCAACATCCCCAACATCCAATATTCCTTCTATATTATTAGCACTATCTAATATTTGTATTTGTACACTATCCAAGTTGGTTTATTCTTTGGTTAGATTCAACATAATTAACAGCTATCTGGTAAATACCCCTTTCACTATCTTCTATTGTAGATGAAACGCTTAACACATTTATAGATACAACTTCTCCGTCTTTCAATATTCTAACATCTACACTTTCATCTATTTCAGCAAGCCACTTAGTAACATCTTTATTATGTGTTTTAGTATAAATAGTGTATGACCTTGTATTAACTTTCTCAATATCTGTTAGCCCCCTGTCATCACTATTGTAGCTTAGATTTAATTTCTTTTCTAAAGATGTAGTTTTAGTTTTTGTTTTTTGCCTTTTTCTACCTCCAAATAAATAAGTGTCAAACTCTCCCCAGTGATTTTGCCAAAATAAAGTAGTATCATTATCACATGAATCAACTATATTATATATTACTGTTTTGGTTTTAGCAGATGCAAAAGCATCATACACAGTAATCTTAAATGACTTTGCACTCGAAGTATAGTCGCTTAAATCACAACCAAAAGTTGCACGTTTATTTGTTGGTGTAATAAATGATGAATTGCTATTTGATAGTACTGACCCAGCCCCATCTCTACCACTATAAAGTATTAAGTTAGCTCTTAATGATGTTTCATTTGTTAGTATTCCTATTCTAAAATCCCCTCTTGGCGTTTCTGAGTATTGAGGTCTATTAGTTAGAAAATTAGATGAAGATGAAGAGGCTATATAATCAGATAAATCTTGTTGATGTTGATTAACACCGTTAAAAGTGTATATTGTTGAGTTTTGAGCATAATTAGTGCCTGAGCCTCCCTCTGTCCATGATGTGTCAAATGCAGAACCGTTATCTAAAACTTCAAAAACTCTCAAATAACAATTATTAGCTGACTCTAAACTATTAAAACCTTGTAATGATGAAGTAATATCTACAAAATCAGATGTTACATATTTCTTTAATATATCCCCCACCTCAAATCTAAATTGGTCTGTTTCTCCTAATAGCGGGTCTTTGTCTATTGTTGTAACTAAAGCACCATTAACATATACATCTGCAATCATTCTTGCTATTGTGCCTAAATCACTTGAACAATCAAAATAAGTAGGTCTGTACGGTGTACTTATTGTATCTGGTGTAGTATATATTGTTACGCTCATATTCTTCTAAATGCGTTATCTATTTGAATACCTATTTGCTTTTCGTATAAATCCCCAACCATTGAAGTAATTACATTATCCAACCTATCTAAAGTATCATCAATGAACTCAGTTCGCTTTCCTTTTGCTCTACTATTCCTTGTCGGACTACCCTCTTTTTGTATTGTTTTTTGGATTGCAAACGCAATACCCAAAGCTTTTTTATTATTAGTTTCAATTCCTTTTTGTTTTATCCACTCTAAGAGTGCTTGAATTGGTACTTTCTTTTTCCCTGCTTTACGACCAGTATTAACAAACAATCCGTAATCATTCATTAATATCTCTAAAGTAAAACCACTACTTCTAAGGTTTAATCTATAATCAAGACTACTAATTAAATCTCCAGTTGCTCGGTGCTGTTGTTTTATTAGCTCCTTTCCTAACTCATTTATAATTAGTTGTCCTAAAGCTTCTATATCAGAGTTCGTTATCAACCCCTAACGCCATTAGCACTACCACTCGATAAAACTATTTTTGTAATGTGTTCTCTTCTTGGCGTAATCATATATCCCTTAGTTAGTGTTTTGCCTGTTAAGTTGTGTTCACTCATAACGTCAACATCTCCA